ATCTCGTTGGTGGCGACTGTGATTTATTCACCAAAGGTCACCCGGCCACCACCTTCCATCGGCTGTCGAGATAGACCAGGAGGTACATGGCGTCAGAGATCAGCGTAGGGCCCGTGGTGAATCGGTTGGCAGCCGTGCTGCTGGCTGATTCGGCCGTGAGCGTGAAGCTGTTGGTGCCCCCGTTGACCAGCCACAACAGACGTCCCGCTACTCCACCCTGCAGGCCCGTCAGCGTCAGCCCTCCTGCAGTCGCCGCCAGGACGAGGAGTGCCGCCTGGTCGAGGTTCGTCGGGTTGTAGTCGTTCTGGCTCGTCCCGAAGCTGGCAGCAATGCGCTGCAGGTTCAGGTTGCCATCAAGTGTCAACCCCATGTCACGAGGCCCATGACGGCCGCGAGATCGCCGCCCGCTGCTCAGCCGTGGTGTGCGACCACGACAGTTCGTGCAGCCCGCGCACCTCGCGAGCATACAGCCGACCGGCCCCGTCCACGAACATCTGCACGTTGCCGTAGCGATCCACGACGGCCACCCCGTCGATGTCGCACCCCACCTTGTACGATTCGGTCAGCGCCCAGCCGTTTTCCAGCATGAGGTCGCCTGTGTTGACGGTGGTGGCGTAGACGTTGGCCCAGCGCAGGGCCCCGGACCCGACATTTAGCGTGTTGTCGGCCCCAGGCACGAAGTGCCCGCTGCTATCAACAGTCCAGCGCAACGACAGGGCCCCCGCTGCGCTGATGGTGACGGCAGACAACTCACCGCGACTGAGCCGGATGAAGGACCCGGCCGTGGCTGTGTTGATGCGGGCCGACGAGCCCCCGGTCAACATGCGGTAGTTGTTGCTGATGATGACCGTGTTGGCGTCAACCCCCGGTTCCCCCGACTGCAGGAACGCTGGGGCGTTGGCCGTGGAGATATTGGACACGGCCACATGGGCCCCGAGTGAGTCAAAGGCTGCACACGTCAGAGCAAGCGCCCCGCCTGTGTCCACATGGGCCTGCCCCACCTCCGTGGTGCCAGCCGCGAAGAAACGCACTGCCCCCGAGGCGTGGCCTGCTGCAATGGCGACACCCCCAGCACCCTGCCCCAGTACCCGTGCCCCATTGGCAATGTTGTAGCCGCTGGTGGTGTACGTGGAGGAGAAGGCCGTCAGTGAGGCGAGGGCGGCATTCGCATCGTTGCCGACGCGCACATCAGCATAGTTGGTGGTGCCAGCCGACGTGTTGCGCACTGCAAGGATGTGTCCACCCGTGCCGCCTGCCGAGAAGCTGTGCGACCCGAACCCCTCGGCGGCCACCAGCCCACCGAACGTGAAGGTGGCGTAGCCGCCGGCCCCGGCAAACATCTGGTCGATCTTGGCGTAGACGTCGCTGTGCAAGATGGCATTGTTGACGATGGTGCCTGAGGCCCCGTCCGTCCACGTTGCCCGCGTGATCGTGGTGGCTGCCATAGCCTACAGTCCTCGGAGAGTTTCGGCCGACAGGCGGCCAAGGAAATCCAACAGCCCCTGCGCGAGGGGCGACAGTTCCACGGCCCGCTCGAGGCGAGGCTGCTCGGTGCTGCTTGTCTGCGCTGCCCCGTCTCCCTTCACCGTCAGGGTGACCGACTGGATGCGCCCGGTCGTGATGCTGACCGGGATGTTTTGTGTCAGCGTGACCGTGGCCGTGCGACCAGGACGCAGGAGTCGTGCGGGATCATCATCCTCGATCCAGGTGCAGTGCTTGAACGTGCTGCTGCGCAGGACGGCAATGGCCTCGGCTGTGGACACGACGCCTTCCGCATCAAGTTCGCCATTGGAGTACACCAGCGTACGGATGCCGTCCGGGTCCATCCCAGCTGCCGTCCCCAGCAACGTGCTGAGGGCCGTCTGGGCGCTGGTGGCATTGTAGGTGGAGACTGGATGTACCAGTGTGCCTTGCGGGATGTCCATGGTGATGCCGCTGACGCCCGTCAGTGTCCCGGCCCCGCTGGCGGCCGACAGGCCGGTGTACGTGAAGATCTGATTCGCGGCCTGTGCACTGCCGCCTGTGCTGCTGTACCACCCCAGCGAGTCCACGGCGACCGTCGTGGCCCCTGCCCCCGCGAGCGCCGTGGTCGTGCCGCCGCCACCCACCACAAGGATGCGCGTGTAGGTTTCGGTCAGGTCCTCGGTGTAGGCCACCTCGCGCACGTTGGTCGTGTCATCGACCGTCACCGTGGCCCCGAGGGCTGGGTCCGATTCTGTGGCCGGGATGATGCTGATGGCGCGGTTGAAGTCGAGTGTCCAGTAGGCTCCCGTGGTGACGCGCTCTGCGAGTTGCGTGATGCACTCGCTGACGGTGCGATTGGTGAACTCGATCTGGGCGAGCGTGCCGAGTGACGCGGGAGCGTAGCCGACCGTGAAGTCGGGGGCGTACGTCGCCAGCAGTCGGGCCAGGATGCTGTTGACCCCGAGGTTGTCGTAGCGGGCCGTGACGACGAGGTGGTCGAGGTCATAGAGCCAATCGCTGCAGTTGCAGCGATAGACGACGCGCCCTGCCTTTCGGGTGGCGACGGGTTCGAGTTCGGTGATGCGCCCACGGAAGTAGGGCAGGCCCACACGGTGTCCACCGTTGTAGACCTCGACCACCTGCCCCAGGGTCGGCGTCAGGCCGCGCACATGGAACCGCGCCGACGACGGAGCCTTGCCGAGCGACTCCTGCACAGACCAGGTGCGCTTGAGGAACGTCGTGGACTGGTCGGCCTCGTTGACATAGGCCGAGAAGCCCCAACTGGCCGTCGTGCCAAGGTTGCCCGACCGTGCCTGCCCACTGCGGAACTGCCCGCTCCTGGCATCGGTCGTGTTGCCGCCCCCGTTGTCCTCGATGAACGCGACCATCGTGTTCTGAGAGCCGCGTGACGTGACCGTGCTGTAGGTGCCACGGTTGTCCGTCTGGGCCCCAGCGGCCGCGTAGTATTGCGCGTTGACCGTCGTGACGAGGGCTGCACTCAGGGCCGTCCACGAGGTTGCAGGCGTGAACCCGCCACTCGTGCCGCCGAGCGTGCCGACGCCCACAAGGAAGGCTCCGCGCACGGTGTCAATTTCGGTGGCGGCTGCGCAGTGATGCCCTGTGGTGGTGCTGGCGTTGGTGATGCCGAGCGCGGCCGGGATGACATAGGTGCCCGTCTCGAGGCCCGACACCTCCAGCAGCCAGCAGTAGACCTGACTGGTGCCGGAGCTGGCCGTGAGCGTGGGGTTCTCGGTGCCCCCGGCCGAGGCGTACTTGACCAGCACGCCTTGGCACCGTCCGTTGTCGTAGTGGACGACGCTGGTGTAGCCCGTGGCCGAGTACGTGGGGGAGGCAGTACCGGGCTGCCCGTAGACCAGAATCAGCGCGTTGCCCGCCACGACGCCAGAGAGCGAAGGCGAGGCGCTCCCTGCGCCGTTGGCAATGGCCTGCTGGACGAGGGCGACGGGCATCGGGCCTGCCTAGTCGTGGGCCACCGAGGCCACTGGGTCACGCACCCAGAAGCTCACGGGGATGACGGCGGTGCCGTCCGTGTAGGTGAAGGTCACCGTCAGCAGTCGCCGCTGGTACTCACGCGGCGAGGACCCCACGACCAAGGCGGTGTCGGCCGGGTCGAGCACCATCGTGAAGGTGCTACCCACGACGGTGCCGCCGTTGGCCCCGAGGACACTGACCCCCTGCACCCCATTGATGATGCGGCCTGTGCCGCCGCGCCCCACGTCCTGCAGCGTGGCCGTCGCCGAGGTGATGGCGGCGACGTTGATGGGGGCGTCGTCGGCATCCACGAGCATGAAGGACACGGTGCCCGTGCCCCCAGCCATGATGGCCTGCGCCTTGGAGAACTCGACCCAGGGAGAGGCCATGATGCTACGTGGCCGTGAGGGAGGCCGTGACCGTCACGTCCAGCGTGTCACCGCTGATGACCGACCGCGACACCGAGAAGTCCGTGGCTCCGACCAGCGTGCCCGTCGTGCCACCCTTGGTGTTGTTGGTGGAGACGAACGCCCCCGTGATGGTGGCCGTGCCGTTGATGGTGAACGAGGCCTTGCTGGCCGAGTTGTCCACGCTGCCCGCCGCGACGGTGCCCATCGTCAGCGTGGGCCGGTTGGCGTTGCTGTAGGCGCTCGACTCGGCCCAGCCTGCATGGCTGGACATCGTGTCGCCAGCCGCAATGGTACCGGCCAGCTTCAGCCCGACGTAGTGGGCAGCCGTGTAGGTGGCTCCCTTGTAATACTTGTCGAGGATGTCGTTCAGGCCTGCGGTGACGACCAGGTTGTCGCTGTGGTCCTCCCACTTGATGCGCCCGTCCGCCCCGCGACAGACGACATGGTAGTGGTGCGAGATGCCGAGGGCGGTCACGATGGACCCAGCACGACGACGCCGCCAGTGATCGAAGAACGGGATGAGCTTCATGGTCGCGCAACTCCTCAGTGGATCGTCTCGCCGGTAGCCTCAGCCGACGTCAGGGTCGGGGTAGACGCGCCGGGGGTGGTCGCGCTGGCCTGCGTGGCTCCTGCCTGGTCCATCACGGCTGTCGTGGCAGCGGCTTGCTCGAGCCCCGTGTCGATAGCCCCAGCCTGCCGTAAGAGCGCAGCCGCTGCTGCGAGTACATCATAGACGGGAACGCCGGGGATGGTAGCCGACACCTCGAGCAGGGCCGCGCAGGCCAGCGAGAGGGCGGACACGTACTGGGCTCTGGAGGCGGCGGCGATGCCGGTCGAGGCCGACAGGTCGGAGGCGGCAGCGTGGGCCTGTGTCGCCGCGAGACCAATGGCATGCGACGCAGCCAGCGCGAGGGCCATTGGGGCCGTCAGGGCTCCTGCCGTGGTGACGGCTGCGCTCGCCCCGAGGGGGGTCGCTCCGGCCGTGCGCATGGTCCCCACGGGGCTCAGGGCGGCACTGGCGCTGAGGGGCGCAGCCCCGGCCGTGCGGAGTCCCGCGACCGTGGTCAGCGCAGACGCGCCGGACACCTGCATGGACGCAATGGCATTGAGGACGGCGACCTGGAGCAGGCCCGACGCGGCCGTCAGCGCCATCGACTCGTTGTAGGTGGTGCCACCACCGGCAGGCGTGTGGATGCTGTCGGTGGCGAGCCCCGAGGAGGCCGAGAGCACGGCCACGGCCTGCGCCATCAACACGGCTCCCGGCGTCATCGTGCCGTCAGCCGTAAGGGCGAGGGATGCGACCAGGGACGCGGCTGACACCACAGCGGTGGCCGTGCTGGCCGTCAGGCCTGCCGTGCCCCCCGTGCGTAGCTGCGTGTCTGTGGCGAGGGCCGCGAGCGCCGACAGGGCCATCGCGGCCTGCATGACAGCACTGCCCGTGGGTGCGACTCCGCTGGAGGCCGACAGCCCCATGCTTTCGCTGAAGCGGAGGCCCCCAAGCGTTGCAACAGCACCGGAGGCCGACAGGGCAACGCTGCTGCCCATGCGGAGGGCCCCGGCTGGAGCGACCCCGCTGGAGGCCGACAGGGCGGTGGTGCCCGAGGTGCGCAGCGTGCTGGTGGGGACGACCCCATGGGAGGCCGACAGGCTCATGGCCCCGACCGCTCTGAGGACACTTGCGGTCACCACCCCGGTCGAGGCCGTCAAGGCACAGTCCCCCTGATACGTGGTGCCCCCGGATGCCGGGGTCCAGAACAGGAGGACGGTAGACGGGACCATGGGGCCTTAGATGGGCTGCCCGAAGATGCTCACGTCGTTGACGGCATCACCCTTGGTCGAGAGATACGGACGGTACTGGCTGGCCCCGTACGACTCCACGATCTGTGGCGTGCTCATGTAGTGGCCTGCTGCCGAAAGCCGCTGGGCCAGGGGGGCGAACGTGAGGGGTGGGCCCACGAACAGTGGGTTGTCCGAGGCGTCGTAGTAGACGATGCGCACGATGGCGCTATCGGTCGAGGCCTCGAAGGTGCACCAGACCACGATGGCCCCGCGATTGTTGATGTTGAGCAGGTTGACGCCAGCGGCCCCGGCGAAGGCCGTCGTGCTCATGTCGGTGGCGGAATCCGCCGCTGTCATGAGGCTCCGGTCGGCCGTGGGAGCAGCCGGGATGCGGTCAGTCAGCGCGATGCCACCTGGGGCCTCGAACGTGCTGTCCTCCTGCATCAGGACGGTCGGGATCTTGATGCCGTTGGTGCCGTCCGGGGTGCCGGTACGGGCCGAGTCGAGCGCGGTAGGTGCGGACATGGGTTACAGGCTCCGAAGGGGCCGAGTGCGTGGCGACGGTGCCGGGATGTCGATGTGGCTCAGGACCAGGCCGAGGCTGGGCAGCTGCGTGGTCTCAGCGGCGAAGGCTCCGGTTTGGTTGGTGCGTGACCCCCCGCACAGGGACCGCCCCAGCCAGGCACAGTCCAACTGCGCTACTTCGCTGATCTGCCGCCGATGGAGGGTGCGATTGGCTGCTGAGGTCGGCCGATACGCGACGCCGTAGGTCTGCCCGGCGTAGAGCCGGACCGGCTCGATATTTCGCATGGCCAGCGCACCATCGTTGAGCGCCGCGATCGATCCAAATAGATCGCCGTCATGCGTCCCCGTCGCGAGTACGGAGAGATTCGCCGAAAACGGATCGTGGTAGAGATGCCACTCGCCCGTTTCCGTCGTGTCCACTTCGCTGAGGTGGCCCGTGAGTCGGTCACAGATCCCGCCGAATGGCATCGTAAAGGCCAGCACGTACTCGTCTGGTGTCGATCCGTTGTTGAAGGCGAGATTCGCCACGACCGCCGTGACGCTGCACTCGTCGAACGCCGCCGCGACCCCGTTGTTGTCGATCAACGAGACCATCGGCATGTTCGCCTGCCGCGTCGGCCCCGTGCCCGTGTCGCGCGTGACATACGGAAGCGTCGTCAGGTTGCCGGAGCCATAGGCGAACTGCACTGCGTCGGCGCCGCCACGCGCCGTCAATTCGCAGACCACCGCGATCACGTCGCCATGCGTGATCGTCTTGCTGCCCGCCGTCGAGAGCGCGAGTGACACGAGGCTATTGGCCGGCAGGAGGCCGCTCCCGCCGACCACGTCGCGGTACACGTCGAAGGTGCCATCCTCCAGTCCCGTGGAGGCGACGTCCTGAATCCCGATCCGAAAGGTCGATCCCGCGTTCGAAAAGGTACTCGTGCCCGTCTTGAGGATGACCTTCGAGGTCGCGCCCATCGTGATCGACGTGCCCGGCCCCGTGGCAAGGAGAATCCGCCCGATGAAGGCGGTACTCTCCCCGACCGCATCGATCACGCCTGCGTTGGACGACGCCTGATTCGGCCACGCCGTGAAGCCGCCGACCGACGTCCCGATGTGCAGCCCGAGGCCCACCTTGGTCATCGGCATGGCTACACCACCGTCTGCCCGATGAGCGAGGCCCAGCTGGCCCCGCCGTCCCGCTTGTACTTCAGCCAGCACATGACCAGGACGACCCGGTAGTCCAGCCCCGAGTTACGGATGATCTCCAGCACGTCGTCCACATGGACGTGGGCTGACCGTGCGGCCCCATCCACATCGGCCGAGATGGTGACGTGGTTGCAGTTGTTCGGGCGTTCGAGGTTGGTGATGGTGATGGGCATATCAGGCAATCCTGCGCTTCCGAAGTTCGCGGGCCACACGCTTGGTCACCATGTCCGTGAGCCGCTCCTGTGACTCCTCGCTGTCGAGGTATCCTGCCACGTTGAAGGTGACGTTGACCACCTCGCTCCCGCCGAGGCCCCCACCCCGGTTCAAGGCCGCCAGGCCGCGCCCGCCGACGAGCCCCATGGCCCGGCGATTGAGCACGCCCTCGCCGGTCTGCAGGATGGCCGGGACCTCATCTCCGGCTAGTCCACCACTGTGGAACCGTCGCACTCCGAGACGACCGATGACCCCGCCCGTGTGCACGTCGTAGTCGCCACCCCCACGAGACCCACCCTGCGGGTAGCCATCCGGGAAGGCCGCTGCCGCCTCCTCGCCAGCGCGACGAGCGGCATCACCGACCCCGACGAAGGCATTCCGGATGTCGCCGAGGATGTCCCGGATCTCGCTCAGGAGGTCCTTCATGATGTCCCCAGCGGGACGGAAGGCATCGCCCACGAGGCCAGCGGCACGGGCCTGGTCGATGAGGCCCTGTGTCGTCTCATCGACCTTGTAGCCGAAGTCCTCCATCATCTGCCAGATGGTCTGCAGCTGCGGCTGCATGATGCGCCAGGCCTGCTCACCGCCCTTCCCCTGCAGTTCAAGGTTGCGGTAAACGTCGTACACGCCGCGAGCGAGGCCCTCGAACATGTCCGAGGTCATCATGCCGCCGTTGTGGAGGTCGCGCATCAGCGTGCCGAGGTCGTCCACGGCATTGGTGGCCTTCTGGACGCCTTCATCGGCCGCGAAGGCGGCGAGGTCCGACAACTCCTGAAAGGCCTCGCTGCCAGTGATGCCCATCTCCTCCATGCGCGACCGCAGCGTGGCCACGGCAGGCTGGATCTCGGCCAGGGCCTCAGCCGTGGTCGCGCCATTGGCACGGAGGGCAGCGTAGATGGCCAGCGACGAGGCCGCCAGCGCGTTGACCGTGGACTCGCTCTCGACTGTCACCGAGGACAGGTACGACGACATGGAGGCGGCTGCCGACGTCGCGTTCTCGGCCACGAAGGCGGCGATCTCCTTCGACTCGGTGCCGAACCGCTTGTTGAGTTCGATGACCTCGAGGAAGGTCTTGCTGGCCAGCGCCCCTGACTTCCGCAGGTGCTCGGCGAAGGCGGGGAAGGCGGAGTCCAGGACCTTGGTTGCCTGCTCGGCCGAGAACTTGCCCGTCTCGACCATCACGAATACATCACGCAGGCGGTCGGTCAGCTTGGCCACGTTCTTGTTCGTGACGCCACCGGCCTCCGCGATGATCTTGTCGAGGCTGAAGATCTCGGCGGCCACCCGGTCCCCGCCGAACGTCTTGCGGAGCTTGTCGATCTCGCGGGCCAGCTTCTCGGAGATGTTGACGCCGAAGTCGTTGGCGATGCGCTTCATCTCCTGCTCGAAGCCTGGGTTGCGCAGGGCTCCGACCAGGGCCCCGACGCCCATGCCAATCAGCGCCCCGTAGGGTCCGAACATGGCCCCGGCCTGTGCTCCGGCCTTGGCCCCGGCCATGGCGCGGTTGCCGCGCCCAGCCACGTCTGTCGCTGACCACACGTTCATGCCGCCCGTGACCAGCCCAGCCCCTGCTGCACCGACGTTGCCCCAGTTGGTCGAGCCATCGGCGTTCTTGAGCGCACTCCCGATGCCCCAGGTGGCCTTGCTGAAGGTGCCGTCCGGGTTGGTGCGTCCGAACTCCTGCTGGGCCGTGGAGGCAATGCCGAACGTGCCCATGACCCCGGCGAGGTTCTTGAGGGCCGGGTTGCCGCTGGCGTCGGCAATCTGCGCGATGTAGGCGGCCACGTTGGCCAGCGCGTTGGCCCAGTTGGTCGTCGCCGAGGTCGCGGTCGTCGTCTGTCCGATGACATCGGCCACCATGACGGCGTAGGCGTCCCGAATGGTCTGCGCGTGGGCCTCCCAGTTGGCGTCCGACTTGTCGAGGGCCTCGATCTCGCGGTCACGCCGCTGCTCGAGCTGGTACGTCTCGAAGCGAGAGGCGCTCATGATGCGACGCATCTCGGTGTCTGTCGCGGCCTGCTGCGCGTCGGTGACCAGCTTCAGGTTGTCCTGCACGGCCTTGGTGACCAGCCCCACCCCGGCCTGCGCGGACTTGGCCATGTTGGCGAACAGCTTGTCGGCCTGCTCGCGCATGGTCGCATTGGCGTTGCGGAACAGGTCGCGGAACATCTCGGACTTCGAGACCATCTGCATCTGGGCCGCGAGGTCGGCCACCGCACTCGTGGCTCCCTTGAGGTCGACGCGCAGGAACTTCGCGTTCTCGGCCACCTTAAGAGCCGCCGCCCCGTACTCCTTCAGGATCTCGGTGCCCGTGGCCCCGCGCTTCCGTGCCTCCTCGATCTCCTTGGCGAGGTCAGCGGCCTTCTTCGACAGTTCCTGGACCTGCGTCTTGGTCTTGTCGGCCTTGTCGCCGAGGTTCTTGGTGTCCTCGGTCGTCTTGCGCTGCGAGACGCCCAACTCGACGGTCTTGCCGCGTGTCGCTTCCAGCGTCTTGGTGGCCGAGGCCAGTCCCTCGCGCCACTTACCAATGGTGGGGTTGCCCTCAAGCAGGACCTTGGTGTTGTCCTTGGCGGCCTGCCCGAAGTTGTGGGCCACCGAGGAGGCCAGGTCGTAGGTGCCCTGCAGGCGCGTGATGCTCTCGCTGAGCCCGCTCATGACGGTCGTGGCCCCAGGCACCGAGGCAATAGCCTGCAGCGTGGCCAACTGGAAGCCGAGGATGGCCTTGCTGACCTCGGCGAAGACCGCAATGGTGCCATTGATGGCGAGCTTCTGGAAGTTCCACGCCCGTACGGCCATGTCGATGACCATCAGGAGCGCGTCGAAGCCCTTGATGGCGTAGAGGATGGCATCGGTCACGAGCTTGAAGCCCAGGTCGTTCTGGGAGAGCGTCAGCATCAGGTCGGTCATCTTGTCGGCCACCATGCCGATGACCTTCTGGACCGTGGCGTTCTCCGTGATGTATGCGCCGACGCTGGCCAGCAGCGTCTCGTAGGCATTGGTGGCCCGGTCCATGGCCCCGTTGTAGGTGTTCTGGGCCTTCTCCGAGGCCCCGGCGAACACGGCCCCGGCCTGCATGAAGCCGTTGTAGACGGCGAGCCTTGCCGCGCTGTTGCGCGTGAAGTCGCCCATCGTGGCCATGTTGATGCCGTTGCGCTTCAGGATCTGCGAGAGGTTCTCGCCCAGGCCGGAGCTGTCGGTGAGGGCCGAGTTCAGGAAGCGGATACCGTCGGTCGTGCGGAGCACCGCTTGGCCGACCGTGTACATACCCTGCGCCCCGTAGATGGCGCTGTCCTTGAAGGTCTTGATGAGATTGGTCGCCTGCTGGAGCCCGAACCCCGACTGCAGCAGGTTCTTGAGGGCCCCGGCCGCTTCGGTGGGCTTCATGAGCCCGTCGCGGGTCAGGTCGATCATGGCCTGCTTGGCCCCTTGGGCCGACACGCCCATGGCATTGGCCACTGTGACCAGACCGTTGACCGACTTCGTGTAGGAGGCCGACAACTCGATGGCCCGCCCCATCTCGCCGACGAGCAGGTTGAAGCCACTGACGACCACGCGGCTGATGATGTTGCCCATGGCCGTGCCTGCGGCCGTGGCCAGCGTCATGGCCTTGGTCATCTGGCCGACCCCACCTCCGGCCTCCTCGCCCGACTTCTTGGTGCGCTTGAGATGGTCATCGACCTCGGCGAGCTTCTTGACGGCCCCCTTGTCGTCCACGACGATCTCGATGAACATCTGCCGGTCGGCCATGCTACTCCTCGCGCATGCGGGTCAGGTCATCGTCCGGGGGGTGACGGTGCTCGTGAATCGCGTCCAGCTTCTCCCACAACGAGCGGGCCTCCAGGGGGGTCAACCGAAGGCGACACACGTCAAAGACCAGGGGCGTCAGCTTGAGGTCTCCCGTCACGCGTCGGCTCAGCATGTGGTAGACCTCGAGGGCGATCTGGTCGGAGTCCGTCAGCGCAGCCCAGTGCTCCCGGTATGGGCAGGTCGCGCAGTCGTACTCGTCCTCGGCATACTCCTGCTCGGTGGCGCTCTCGGCCTTCAGGCAGCAGGAGCAGAGTCGCCCCTCCTCCTGCTCCCACTGCAGGAACGCCGCTAGCCTTTTCCCTCCTGCTTGGCGACCTCCACGACCGTGACCGTCGCCTCCTCAGAATCCATGCGCAGCCCGGCTTCCTTGCCGATGCACATCCGGATGATCTCGGCCTTGACCCACTCGGGCAGCAACAGCTTGTAGGCGTCTGTGCAGGGGATCTCGGCGCGGGTGCGGGTCTTGGGATCGACCTTGTACATGCCGGTCCAGCCGACAATCGCGTACTTCAGGCAGGCGTCGATGTAGCCGTTCTGGTCCACGTCGATGATGCGCTGCCCCCGTCGCCATTCGGTCTTGGTGAAGGGCTTGCGCAGGTTCTCCTGGATGTCATCCGGGACCTGCTGCAGCGTGAACACCGTGCCGTAGGCGGACGACGGGTTGTCGGGGTCTCTGGGGGACCAGTCGAAGGTGGCGCGTTCGTCAAGGATGGTGATGTACACGGGTCGTGTGCCTCGGGGATTGGAGGGCCCGCTCGGTCGGGCCCCGTTGGGGGTCGGCCTGCGGTTCCGCGCAAGGAACACGCCGTACAGTGGCTACGCCCCCTGTCGGGGGGCAGATGGGCGCAGCCGCTGGACTCGAACACCTAGTCGTCCGGGAAGGACTAGGTGAGGAGATTCTGTGAGTTCGCGTTCACGATTGTCAACCGGAACGGCAGCGTCAGGCCCGACATGCCAATCGGGGCCACGGCCGCCCGCTTGGCGCGGAAGGTCGCCTGCGGGCGCACCTGGTCGGCTCCGGTGACCGGCGCACGGAACGAGTACAGCTGCAGGTCCGGGAACTCGAACAGCATGGACCGCTGCGTGGTGCTGTTGATGTACGGCCCAACGAAGTACCAGTCGGCCTTGAAGTCCGTGTTGGCCTGGTAGGCGGTGGCCAGCGAGTTGGCCGAGACCGTGTTCATGCGAGCGAACGTCAGGTCGAGCGCGAACTCGGGGAAGCCGTTCTCCTCGGGCTCGATGATGTAGTCCTGGTTGAACACGAAGTCATCTTCGGCCATGGACCGCATCGTGTTGAACGTGATCTCGCGGACAATCGTCTGCTCGTCGGAGGCCGTCGTCAGCGAGTTGTTGGCCGCGACCACGTTCATGCGGAAGCGGCTGTTCTTGCGCAGGGCCCGGTTGCCCGTGCCTGCCGCACGCGCCACGCTGAGCGTGGTGGCCGTGTTTCGGGCCGAGGTGTAGTTGGTCTTTGCGCCCGTGATGCCGAAGCTCATCATCATCCGGCCGTTCTCGCCGACCCGGATGGTGTAGCCCTTGACCTTGGCCGAGGGGACTTCGAGCACGTACTGCCCGCCCATGTCCACAGCCAGCGTGATGAAGGACGTCAGTTCGGTGGCCAGCGTCACCGCATGCGAGTAGGCCACCAGCGAGTTCGCGGCCTGCGAGGACACGACTGCCGGGGCAGCGGCACTGCCCATGGCATGCGCGATCCAGGAGTCCACGTCCTCGAAGCGCATCTGCAGGGTGAGTTCTTGCGAGATCGGATTCTGGTCGCCCGTTTCAGCCGACCCCAGGAAGGTCTGGTTGAACGTCTCGTCGTCGATCATCGAGATGTTGGCGTCGAGTCCCGAGGTGTCGGTCAGGAGGATCTGCCGGGTGACGCTGTTGGCCGTCCCCCACGTCGTCCCCTTCACCCACCCCGCGACGATTTCACGTCCAGTGACTCCCGGCATAGTTTGCTCCTACAGTTCGCGGTCGAAATCGACCCGTGCGTCTACGCGGGCCAGCACGTAGTCGTCGTCAGGCCCCGGCTCGGGCACCGACCATTCGGTGACCCACCCGTGATACACGCTTCCGTCGCCGTCTCGTGCGATGGCCGCGCACAGCGAGGAGCAGAGGGTTTGCAGGGCAGTCACGGCGCTGTAGGGGGTTCGGGCTGTCGTCCGCGCCAGCCACAGTGTAACACCGTGGATTTCGCCCTGCCGGTAGCCGAAATACCCGTCCGTCTCCAGCAATTCCGACGTCAGGCAGTACGACGCATCCAGCCCCTGCTGCGGCTGCAACTCGAAGGAGAACGGCTCCAGGGCTGGTGTCAGCGCGAACGGCGGCGACACCAGCAGGCTGTTGATGGAGTCCAGGACCGTGACGATGCTCGTCGCCACTACCCGCGCTCCCAGGTGTACAGGTTGTCGTCGATGGTCACCGAGGAGGCTTCGGTCTCGGCCACTGCGCCCGTCTCGTCGATGTCGAACTCGTCGCGCAGGCTCGGCATCACGAGGTCCAGTTCCCGTTGCGCTCGCTCGAGGTAGAGCGTGGCCTTCTCATCCCACCGGCCCCGACTGTTGCCACTCCCCTCGGCGTACAGCAGGCCGAGGGCATGCAACGCGCACGGCAGCGTCAGGCGCGACTCCGCGATGGCCAGCCACTGCGAGACCAGCACGCTGTTGCTGGCCGGGGAGTTCAGGGACACCTTGACGTAGTACAGGAAGGCCCCGTCGCTGTTGACCTCTCGCGTCACCCAGTCGTCAGGCGGGGACCAGGTGACCCGTCCGGCCTGCGAGAAGGACAGGCTGTTGGTGGCCCCGCGTGTGCCGTCCACGAGCGAGTTGAGCGTGGTCCACGTCCCGTTCCAGTACGACCAGGTGGCGACCCCGGCTGTCGTGTTGCCGGTGTCGCCCATGGCCACGAAGCAGCCCTTGAACGGCAGCGTCAGGCCGATGTAGATGGCATCGCTGCTGGTGCGCAGGATGCTGTTGACCTGCAGGCCGGTCGTGGCACGGTCACGGGTGGCGGCCGCCCGGTCGGTGGTGACCCCTGACGTGGTGCTGTAGGCGGCTGAGGGCTCGCGGCGGGTCAGGTGCAGGCGCGGGATGTACCCGGCCTGCTCGAGACGCGGACGCAGCCACTGCGTCACGGCCACCTGCCGCTTGCGCCCCAGCGGGGAGGCTCCGAAGTCGCTGTCGGCCTGTACGTCAATCGCCAACAGGTCCTGGTCGGTCACCACGTCAGATGGGATGAGGCTCACGGCACCGTCTCCTCCAGCGCGGCCCACTCAATCACCGGGTCCACGCTGGTCGGGACAGGCACCAGCGGGTCCAGGTAACGGGCCACCTTCGCCGCAGTGATGGCCTTGATCTCGGCCACCGACCGCGCTCGGAACTTCTCAAGTCGGGGGGTGCCCTTGAGTGTGCCCTGTGCGGCCGAGAACGTCCAGCCCGATTCGAGCGTGCCCGGCAACAGGCCGAGCAACTGCTGGTAGTAGGGCCAGGCGAGGTCGTAGTAGCCATCGACCGGCTTGGACGAGAACTCGGCGTCCCACACCTGCAGGGCCTTGGACGCATACCGCTTGGACTGTGGCGTCAGCGCCTGCTCGCCCTCGCTGTGCATGGTGACCATGTGGACGGCATCGCGCAGGTAGAGCACGAAGTCCAGGCGACGACGCTCGGGGCTCTGCATCTGCTTGTTCAGTAGGGGCAGGTTCCGGCGCACCATCTTGTGCCGACGGATACCGAAGTCGATGTAGCCGAAGTGCGCGATCTTGGTCTGCGTCTGGTGCAGGGCCGGGACGATGGGTGCGTCGATTCCTTCCTCGGGCTGCTCGTGGATGGCCCCGTAGAACTTCACGCCCCGATTGGCGCGGAACAGGCGCAGCGGCTTGTCGAAGAAGTTCGGCTGGTCGATGCACAGGTGATGCTGCTCGACCGCATAGGCGTTGAGGACACCGGGGAACGTGGCCAGCGGGCGCAGGGCATGCCCGTCCATGAGGCGCTCGTCGATGTCGATCCAGAAGATCCACTCGGTGCCGAGGGCCTCGGCTTCGGCGACCGTGCGGTTGCGGGCCTCAGCGAAGTGGTTCGGCCAGGTATCGTGATGCGTCAGGCGCACCTTGCCGTGCATGTCCACGAAACGCGCAATCTCCATGGCCGTTTCGCTGGGGTACTCCCCGCGAGCATCGGCCTTGGATGTCGGGTTGTTCTGGCTGTAGTCGTGGATGACGATGGCATCGACCTGGTTGTAGAACGTGTCCAGGCAGGCGCGGACATGCTCGGGCGAGTCGCGCACGATGAGGCAGGCCGTGATGCGCTCGTAGGGCCGCTCGCGCAGGGCCGTGGCCAGATACCACTCGCGGCGGAAGGGCTCGGCAGGCTGGCCGCCCGGCCGGAAGGACATGATCCAGTAGCCCACGGGCGTCCCGTGCGGCGTGGACCCGATCTCGTAGAACGCGAAGGCCGGGTTGACCTTCGGGGCCAGCAGCATGCCGAGATCTTCGGCCATGAAGCTGTGAAGGTGCCCACGCTGGCGCGGCACATGGCGGTCCAGCAGCTCGGCGAACGGCCCACAGGGCACGGTCAGCACGATGAGCCCGTTCGGGGCGCAGTGGGCCTCCAGCGTGTTCAGCACGGCAGCCGGGTCGGCCGCATGCTCGAGGAACTCGCCGCAGAACACGATGTCGTACTGCCCCTGCAGGGTGTGCAGCCCACCATGCTCGAACGTGCACCGAGGGCCAATGACCCCATCGGTCAGGCGGGCCTCATTGGCGAGGGCCAGCACGCCTTCACTGTAGTCCACCCCGTGCACCGAGACATCGAACTGCGACACGAGCCGCGACACGAGGTGCATGGCCATGGCCCCGTTGCCGCAGGCCATGTCCAGGATGCGGACGACCGGAGGGGCGGCCCCTTCGACCACGCGCTCCTGCAGGTGCTCCACGATGAGGTCGGCAGCCCGGTGCAGGCGCTGGTTGTACTTGGCCTCCTCCATCGCGTCCTGGATCGCGTACTTCGCGTAATGCTCGGCCGTCTGGGCACGCTGCGCGATCACGTCGTCGCACAGGGTGATGGCGTCCTTCCACTCGGCCACCGAGCCATCGACCAGCGGGAAGTCACGCACCGGGTTGATGACATGCTCGGCGAACACCTTCGCGGCCACATGGTTATCCCAGTGGAGCAACTGCCGTAGGACGGCTGTGGGTCGGGCCTTCGCCCGACGCTCGAACACCTCGTCGAAGTGCGAGACCCACTGCGCGGCGTAGGCCGCGAAGGAGCGATCCACGACGTTGGCCTTGCCCGCCTCGCGCATGGCCTGGTAGATCGACGGGTTGTCCTGCAGGCGAGCGATGGCCCCGAGGAAGGCCGTCTGGTAGTCCTCGCTGCGCCAGTCCCCCTTGATGAGGATGGCGGCCTCGGGGTGCAGCGTCTCGGGCAGGGCTCCGCGCCACGAGCCGATGAAGGGCGTGCCGCAGGCCTGCGCTTCCGTCGCGGCGACACAGTTGGTCTCGGCGAAGCCGTCCTGTGAGGTCGGGTACAGCATGGCCCAGGCCTCGCCGATGGCGGCATACAGGCTGGGCTTGGACAGTTCCCCGAGGAACGTGATGCCCCCGACGCGCTCGTTGAGGGCCTGCAGGCGCTCGTCGTAGGAGGCGACGACACGTCCCCACCCCCCGGCGTCGTACATGCTGCTGTAGCGGCACACGGCCAGCGTGGCCTCAGGGTAGGCGGCGCGAATCTTCGGCCACAGGGCGATGAGGCCGTCGATGCCGCGCTCGGGCCGCGAGACGTAGATGTAGTGGTGGCGGCGAGCCTTGGGCAGCGCGTACACGTCCACCACGTCGCCACTGACCAACTGCCCCGCAGCCAACAGGTCACGGGGGTCGTAGCCGTTGCCGGTGACCCAGGCCAGCGGTCGCCAGGTCGGCTCGAGGTTGCACCACTGCTCACGGTGGAACTGCGAGACGAAGGCGATCTCGTCCAGTCGGTGCAGGAGGCCCTGCCCCTTCGCGTCCAGCATGAGGTCCTGCGCCCAGAGCATCTTCCAGCGCGACTGGTTCGGCAGCAGGAACACGCCAGGCATGCGGAGCGAGCAGAACACGTCGTAGCGGCGATGCTTCAGCGCATGCGGCAGCGACTCCTCGGCATCCAGCCACTGCACGCCGTTGTAGGTGCCAGGCTCGATCTCCATCTTGGTGGCGAACATGGAGACGGCATGCCCAGCCGCCGCGAGGGCCTGCGCCAGCCCCAGACACGAGGACTCGCTGCCACCGAGGTTGCCCTTGCGGGACACCACCTCCTCGGTGAAGGGCACGCTGTCCATGTAGAACGCAACGGAGTACGGGGGGTTCGGCATAGGGCTACTTCTTCGCCTTCATGGGGGGGTCGCCTGCCGCGTCCATCGCGGCCAGTTGGAGGTCGTGCATCTGTGTCTGGAGTGCGTCGAGTTGGGCCCGCAGGGTGGCGACGACCATCACGGCCGCGTCGGCCTCCTGCAGGGCAATGCGCCAGCGGGAGGCCACGTTGGGAGCCAACTGCGGAGACCGGACCAGGAAGGTGTCGATCTCGCGCAGGCGTGTGTGGTGGAGGTGCGGGGGCATGGCCGGGATGGTACTCCACGGCCATGCGACTGGTCTACTTGCGGATTGCCTTCCGACGCGCCCATGCACGTCTAGCCGCGTCGGCGCGTCCGCTCAACTCCTTCTTGATTCGCCGTTCCATGCGCTTCCGCACGTCCGTCACTGACAACATGCGCCTGCCGTGTGCGGTCCATGACCGTTGGGATGGGATGAATCGAGCCGAGGCGGGGGCCTTACTCATGGCAAACCCGTCGGCAAGGTCTTTCATCACGACCCGCCCACGCCGCTTTCCCACCCACATGCCACCACTGGAGCCTGCGTAGTTGCTGGCACGGATGGGATTGTTGGTCACCCACGTCACGCGACCCTGCTTGTGCTGCTGCTCACGCGACTCGTAGAAGCCGAACCCCTTGACGCCATGGGCCTTGTCCTTGACGCCACGGTAGACAATGCCCGACCCAATGGACTGCGACTTCCAGGACACACGCCGCCATGCGGACTTGTTGGCCCGTACCGTGGGTCGGCTGCGTGCCCGTGCCTTCTTGGTGCCCGTGCGCGTGGCCCCGCCTCGCCCGCCCATGGCTACTTGCGCCGGACCTTCTTGGCCTTGACTGCGCCCTTGCGCTTGCCAGTGCAGACCTTGCCGGTGCCTTTCACGCTGCCCTTGCGATAGCCCATGTGCTTACCTCCTAGAACTTGCGGTAACCAGACTTGCGCCATGCCAGTAGCCGCTTTGCGCCACCGGCACCTGTCAGGCGCTCGCTCTTGGGGATGCGGGCCGTCGGGCCAAGATTGCGCTTTGCTGCAGCCGACAGAGTGCCGCGTGCGAGGGCTCGCATAGTCTTGACCGACTCGGCCCAGTTGCTACGCGCAAACGACCCCCTTACGTTGGTCCGAGCGTCACCCAAGCGGACCACCTTGGCTTTTTTGGCCTTCGCCTGCGTGCCTGTGCCCACACGGCCAGAGGCCTTGACGCTGCCACGGCCACCACGCTTCTTGATCGGCGCTCGCATCCTCTTGCCTGGCCGCGCCGACGCCTTGGCCGTGGCCTTGCGCTTCTTGCCTGAAGCCGTGGCCCCACCCTTGCCGCCGCGCCCGCCGTAACCGACGAGATCGGCCATGACCGTGCGATAACCCATGACGACTCCCGCGCTAGCGGCGGCCATAGCGCCGATCCCACTTGGCCTGCGCCACCTTGACTCGCCGCTTCTCGTCCTGGATGGTGTACATCGCTTCGATGCTGTTGGGCGAGTATGCCTTCATGGGCCGCCACCGTGGACGCGGCGGAACAGGCCCTGCCATCTTCGCCTTCGCTGGGGCCTTCGTCTTGCCCGTGCCGACGCGGCCCGAGGCCTTCACGCTGCCCTTACCCCCACGCTTCTTGACCGGGGCCTTGGCTCGTGTCCGACCCTTGGTGGTCGTGGCCTTCGCCGACTTCCGTCCCTTGCCCGCCTTGCCTGCGCCACCCTTGCCGCCGCGTCCGCCGTAGCCGATGAGGCCAGCCAGTGCCTGTGCTGCTGTCATGGGATGCCCCCCTACGAAAACGGGCGGGACCAGCCGTCTGGCCAATCCCGCCCGTGCCTCACCTCGCCTCCGACTGCGACGTTCTAGGTGTGCGCCTGGAACATCTTGTCGGGGTGATGCGTTTCGAGGGTGTACTCCCCGATGACATGCCCCTTCGTGCTGTCGCCCGTCTTGGCCAGCATCTCGCGGGCGAAGGACCGGCCACGCAGCGGCGTGACCTTCACGCGGCGGCTCGAGACGCCCATGATGTGCCGGTCAGGCAGCCACGGGGTCAGCACCAGCCGCAGGTTCCCGAAGTCGGTCTGCAGGAACTCCTTCAGCTGGATGATGTTGGTGTCCGCCTGCGCGAGCTGCACGCGAGCCGCCTGCGTGGCCGACAGGTCACGCTTCCAGGTCGCGCCACAGGCGAGGATGTCGAGGTCACGCGCCCCGGCCGTCCAGGCCTGCTGCAGGAGGTCATTGACGTACAGGAGCGGGTCCGTCGTGAAGGACGAGGCCGTCACCGTGCTGTTGATGGCCGCCAGCTGCTGCCGCAGACCGTCCATCGTGCGGTAGGCCGAGGCCGACCCGATGGAGTTGCCCGAGGCCACGCCACGGAACACGGCCTTCTCCAGGTCGCGTGCCGCTTCGATGGTCCGCAGGGTGGTCTGGTGGTCGAACTCGTCACCGACATCCGGTGCGTAGATGACCGCCCGATCCGTGCCCGTCACGGTGATGGGCTTCTTGAAGATCTGCGTGTAGTTGCGGCGACGGGTCCTCGGCCGGTTGACGTCCCCGGACGTCTCGCTGCCCTCCAGTTCCGCGGTGCTGATGATGAACAGGTTCGAGCCAGCGACGAGCGACGAGACGCCACGCGAACCGAAGTTGCGCGTGAGCAGGACGCTGTTGGGGCCGGGAATGGACGAGATCTGCGCGATCTCGTTCTGATTCTCGAACTCCAGCAGCATGCCGACTTGCAGCTGGTTGCCGAAGCCGTTGATTTGCACGCCCGTGGCGGCCGTCGCACTGTTGATGGCCACGCTGGCCACGATGCGATCCGGCCCGAGCATTTCCTCCGTCCACTCGTGCTCCGTGGACGTCGCCGGGCGTTCCGGGGGCGTCAGGAGGTCGAGGAACGGCGTCTCACGGGGCGAGACCAGCATCAGAATGTTGCTGACGTCCTCCCCGATGACATCGAAGTTGTCGTAGGACGCCTTGCCAGTCCACGGCATATGCGTACTCCTTCACGGCCCACAGCGGGGCACAAGACTAACGTCTACAGGTGATTGAGTTGTGCCGCGCATGGGGAGGCGCGTACTCGGTGCCGTGACTGCGGGGGTTGTGGAGCCAGCCGCTGCCGTCACGTCAAGCAGGGCTGTGTCAGTGTGCGATCACTTCCCGTAAGCGTCAAGGACCAGATGGGCCCACTGCATCTAACACGACGCAGGCTGGGCCCATCCGAGGGAAGGTGTGTGTGTCCCGAGGCCGAGTATACGCCTACTTGCTGGACGCCAACTCGCGCTTCTTCGCATCGAAGCGACGACGTGCGGCAGCGGCCTTGGTGACGTCGGCCGGGTCTCCTGTGCTGCGGGCCTTGTCCTCGGCTTCCTCGAGGTCCTTGAGCAGGGCCTCCAGCGCCCCACGACTCTGCCCGTCCTGCATGCCGCCCTGGTCGCTGCCCGATGCGCCCCCCTGTGACCCTGCGCCCCCGGTGCCGGACGGCTTGACCAGGTACGGGTTCTCGTTCAGGAAGGACCGCACCAGCGAGGCCACCGAGCGCGGCTTGCCGCCTTCGTACTCGGGGCGTCCGGCTTCGTCGAGGACCACGACGCGCAGTTCGTCATCCAACTGCACCCGGTCGTTCAGGAGACGGGCCACGACCGAGGGGTTGATGGCATCGGCGGCAGCGGCCATCACCGAGTTGTCCACCCGGTCCCGGCGCAGTTCCTTGAGCAGCGTGGACTCGCGCTCCTTGAGCGACGACTCCCGGCGCTGGAACTCCTCGTCCTTGCTGGCGAGGGCCCGCTCGTAGTTGCCCTTGGCCTCGGCCTCCTTGCGCTCGCGCTCCCGCTGGTCGGTGCGCAGGCGCTCGAGTTCCTGCCGCTCGGCATCGGACCCGGCATGCTTCCGACGCTCACGCTGCAGGCGGTCCTCGATGACGGCATCCAGGTCGGCCTGCGACTGGAACACGATGGGCTTGGGGCCATCGGGCGCAGCCTGCGGGGGTGCGCCTGTGCCTCCGCTGTCATCGGGGGACGGGAACGGCTGGAGTCTGAAGGTGCGCCACATGGTCGGGGGTCTCCTTGGAGAGGTGAGGAACGGGGTGAGAGGTTACCGGCGACGCAGCAGGCCTGCACGCTCGAAGAACTTCCAGAGGTGGTCTACCACGCGATTGACGTAGGCCTGCGGCACGTCGAGGAACACGCGGCCCCGCTCCTCGTTGTACGCGGCTCGGCGCTCGAGCTTCTTGGACCGCCACCCGGCTCGCACGCGCCCATGGCTGGTGGACAGCACGGTCAGGCCGTCGAGCATGTCCCCGCTGAGGGTGAGGTCCACCTGGGAGGGTCTCACGCCCTTCCACTTGGCATAGGCCGGGGTGTAGGGGCGAAAGCGTCGGCCCGAGGCGTCCTTCCCCGAGCGCGTCCGGGTCACGATGGTGTCGATGAGGTCCTGGCCGACACGCCGCAGTTCGGCCTTCGTGTCGGGCATCTTCCATGCGTTCCCGGTAATGCGAACCTTGACGCTCATGCGCGGGGCTAGTTTACACGCGGCGCGGTCGCTTGTGCTTGCTGGCCTGTCGGGCCGAGGCAATCAACATCGCGGCTCCCGGCACCACGACCTTGCCCGAGTCGGCGGTGGCCACCAGCTTGGTCTCGGTCACGGGATGCCACCAGTGTCGGCAGTTGTAGCCGCCGCGTGAGAGCAGGACGTTGGGCAGTTGCCCATTGCTCATCCGGTCAATCTGCCCCCGTGACCAGACCCGCGCCACCAGCGACAGACACCACGGCCGACAGCGCCCGTCAATGGGCCCACCGTAGAGGAAGGCCTGCGTCTCTGAGGGCCCCTCCTCGGCAGCGGTGAGGAAGGCGACCTGGAGCATGCCCCCGGCTGCGGCGTCGATGAGGGTGCGGACCTGTGCTGGAATCCCGGCCATGCCACGGCTCAGGGTCTCGAGCGCATCCCCCACGGTGCGTCGGGCCATCACATCGGCACGGAGCGCAGCAGCGGTCTTGGAGAGGTGGGTGGCAATGGGCTGCCAGAGGTCCTCGCGGCTCACCTCGGCCGAGGCCTCCAGCATGGAGACCATGCGCGGGGTCACCGACAGCGTGGGGATGGCCTGCCGGACCAGATCGACAATGCCGCGCACCCACCCGTCGCGGACACGGGCCCACCCGGCTCGACGCACGGCCTCGGTGAGGGTGACATCCAGTCGGGCCGGTACGCGAGCCAGCAGTCGCCCATCGTCGGACGTGGGCCACTGCACGATGGTGCGTGCGACTCGCCCCTGCACGGCCAACAGGAGGTCCTCCAGGTCGGCCGTGGCACGCATGGCCACCCGGTCGATGGCCATGTCCAGCGAACGGTCACGGGCCATCAACCGCTGAAGCCCTGAGGCCATGGGGCTACTGCAGCAACAGGAAGGCGATGTCGATGCCGAGCACGATGAGCACCAACACGCGCATCAGGGGCGTGACGAGATCTCGTGGGGAGACGTTCGCCGTGAAGTAGTGCGCCAACTGGCTCATGGGGCCTCCTCGTCCGTGTCTGACGCCTCCTCGGGTTCACTCGGTGCAGACTCGAAGGCCGCCTCCAGTGCACGGCGCTTCGCTTCCTGCTCCTCGATCTCCTTCATGATGCGTGCCGAAACCGGCTCAGGCAGGTCGGGCAACACGATGGGGAGCGCCCGCTGCTTGATGAGACTCGTGGCAATGGGGCCCAGGTCGAGGTCGATGGAGGCCCGCGTGTTCTCCAGCACGGTCACCATTTCCTCGGTGTGGAACTCGTCGGGATGCTTGATCGTGACACCGGCTGCCGCATAGCGTGCCAGGCCTGCATCGCGCCCATACATCCCGATGCACCACTTCTTGACGATGGCCTGCTCGAACCACTGTGCCGAGTCCGCATGCCCGGCCAACAAGCGGTTGAGGTCCTGCGCCTTGATGCGGCGGGACTCGGCGGCTTCGGCAGCGAGGGAGTCGCTCTCCCACGGGAGGCCAGCCAGCCGGTAGATCTTGCGCTCGCAGTTCGAGATCTCCTGCATCAGCAACTCGGCAGGCCCATTGGGCGTGGCCAGCCACTGTGCCAGCCCCCGCGACCAGAGGATGCTGTCGGACCCGAGGTGGTCACCGAGACGACCACGGGCGTCGGCAATGTCCTCGTCCGGCTGGAGTTGGATGTTGAGGAGCGCGAAGCACTGCTGGCGCAACTGCTCGCGCAGCTCACTGACCAGGTTGAAGTGGTCCTTGAACAGGCGTCCGTCGCCAAGCAGGCTCCGTCCGATGAGGGGAATGCGCGGGCGACGACGGGCGTAGAACGTGACGACCGGCACCTCGCCGTAGGCATGGACGCCCTCAGTGATGCGTGCCCCTTCCACGTCGTAGACGGCCCACTCGCTCTCGGTCCAGATGCGGAACTCGACGTTGGGGAGGTGGTCGGCCGCGCTGCCTGTAAGCCGCGCATCCCCTGTGATCCAGGACTCGAACAGCGACTTGCGGTCCACGGCCTCGACGAACTTCACCGAGGACATGCGCCCGTGCGGGGCCAGCCAGTCCAGCGTGTCCAGCGGGATGTAGGTCCGCAGCACCAAGGGGCCTTCCTCGGCGCGGGACTTCGGGGCCGTGCTCTCGCGGTCGAACCGCTGCTGCCGGTCGAGCAGCACATGCACATGCCCGTAGGTGTCGGCGAGGACCTGCGTGCGCTTCAGCCAGTCGTCAATCGGGGTGCCGTCCCCATCGACGTCCTTCCACCAGGCCGTGAGGTCACGGCTCAGGCTGGCATCGTTCTCGACCACCCGGATGACTTCCTTCGCGTACTGGTAGTCCACGAAGGTGTCCACGAGCGTGGCCCCGAAGTTCTCGTACCTGGCCAAGGCCTTCCGACGCCGGTACTTCTCCTTCTCGCCGACCACGATGTCGTGGTTGACGCGCCCATCGGCCGTGCGCCCGTAGTTGATCTCGCGGGGATGGGCCACCAGGTTGGTGCCATCCATGAAGCCGCCGTCGCCCTCGAGCACCTCGCCCAGCAGAATCCACGTCTCGCGGAACTGGTCGTAGCGCCAGTGGGTCTGCCAGATGGTTTCGCGTTGACGCAGGCGCTCTCGCGACATGCGCTGTCCTCGACGGGCGGGCGCGTCGGGGGACGGGCTGATGGCGCGGGGCATGGGGCTCTCCGGTGGCTAGGGCGTCTGGGCGTCAGCCACGGTCACGACGGCTGAGAAGTCGAAGTCGGTGGTCACGGGCGTCATGACCGACGGCAGCATCATCTCGGGGGTCACCGGGCCAGCCGCGGCCGTGGCCAGAAGCGTATCCACGGCCTGCATCAGGGCCGCATGCGACAGGGCGAGGTCTCGGTGGGCTTCGCGTTGCGCTCCTGGCCCCACGCGCCCATTGAGCGCATCACGGGTGACATCGGCATGGGCGCGGAAGGCGGCCGCATAGACGCAGGCCGCCTGTTCGGTGGGGGTCACTTCAGCTTCGCTCCTGTGGTGGCGGTGACAGCCTTGTCGGTGAACCCCGGCCGTGGGGGCGTCTGCATGGTCCCCTTCTTCTGGCCGTGGAACTCGCCAGCACGCAGGGTGCCCTGTCCGGGGCGAATGGGGGCTTGCTTGGTCGGCATGGCTTCAGTCCCTCTCCCAGAGTCGTGCCTGACGACTGATGAAGCGGCCCCGATGGTCTCGCGCCTGTCGTTGGGCGCGGCGGCTGCGTCTGGCATCCACGACGATCACGGGATGGTCGCGGTCACGCGCCCGCAGCCACTGTGTCAGTGTCGGCAGGAGCCGCCCGAACAACCAGCCCGCTCGGGTCCGGCGAGGACACCGTGTGGCCCGCTGCAGTGCAGAGAGAGCCGCACGTCCGGTCGGTGTCGAGTGTAACACCCACCCCTGCCCGTGGTCAGTGACTGGGGCGGGCATACCAGTCCTCCAGGATGGCGATCTCGTAGTCAGCCGGTGACGGGTAGACCTGGATGGCCCCGATGGCCACATGCTGCGTCCAACTGTTCGCCTGCTTGCGGAGGAAGGTCACCATGCCGCCTGCCTGGTCCACATGCACCACGTAGGGCACGACCTTGCCGTTGAGCGTCACCACACGGGTCTGCTTCATAGGTCGATGTCGCTGAAATGCTGGACCGAGAAGGTCTCGCGCTGGTGGACGGGGAACTCTGCTGCTACAAGATACCCCAAGGCGTCCGAGGCATGCGTCACCGTGTCCCCGGACCCTTTCTGGAGTTGCTGCGTGCCAGGCACGAGGACGCTCATCTCGAGCGACCGTACGAGGTCGCGGGTCTGGCAGAGGGTGACCGGCACGGTCTTGCGAATCCAGAGGCGCGTGCGCCCGGTGGCGTCCTTCAGCAGGACGTTCATGGCGTGGATGCGCTCGCGTTGGGGTGGGTTGCCGGTGCGGAGGGACTCATGCAGCCGGAAACCGCGAGGGAACTCGGGGCCCAGCATCTGCTTGATGATGTCGTAGTTGGTGCGGTCGCTGTTGGTGCTGCGATTGCCGC